CTCGCAACTCAGCCGCACCACCTGCGTTGGTCAGGTTTATAGCTCCACCGACAACCGCTTCGTGACTTAGCGTGCAAAAACTATTGATGAGGTATGTAATGCCGCCGCCGTAAAGTCTGTTTTGAATGGTGGTTGTTTTAGTTACTCCTGAAGTATCTATCGTTGGAGCACCAGCCCCCGGCACGCCTGAAACACTATTAAAGATAGATACCGCATCGTCCGACCCGCCCGCCGAACTTACAAGGGTTAAGGTGTCGGCAAGATCGCATACGTTCATAATAAAATAGGCACTCAAAGTGCAAGTATCTATTTTACAACTGACGATAACAGCCGGGTTGCCATTTGCAATAACGCCTGTGCCTAAAAAGGAAACTGCACCAGAAAAGCGACTACCACTAATAGTCCGACCGTTTAAGTCGATGTTCCAAGCGAACCCGTTGAAGTTTTCATTGGTTCTATCACTGGTCAACGTGATAGTCGAGCCGTTAGGAATGCCGCCAACCGCTTGTGTGAATGTGCAAAAAATTCTATCCGTAGCAAAATTTACACCGTCAGTCGATAAGATTCTAAACCTAACTTTACCCGCGTCGGCATCAGAACCTACTTGGTCTTGAAGATACTCAAACGTACGAGGTGCCATATTATTCGTGCCATTAACAGCATCTATTGTACCTATCTGCTCGTAAGCGGCAAGACCGTAATTGTAGGCATAAACAGAAAACGAATCATTGATGTTCTGTGCATAGCCAATCCACGTTACGGATTGCGGAACACCAGCATCGCCTACATCGAACTCATAGAACCCATCTGTATTCCCACCGGACGGCGGTACGATGTGGTGCGTACCATTCTCCTGCCGAGTGTCGGTATAGTCATTGGTTGGAGCACCACCTACCGTCAAAGTAAAGCTCTCTGCGGCTACGGACAGACCACCAGTGCCCGCCACCAAGCCAGACACGTTATTGACCGTCCCTATCGTGACACCGCTCTGGTCTGCGTTAAGGTCAACAGTATTAATCGTATTTACATCGAGATTGTCGCCTCCGTCACAGAGAGCATCATTCAGGGCCGCCGCTCGGAGGCGGAACACAGGGCTACGCCATGCGAGGACGCCCGTACAGATTCCAGAGAACCATCCGTATCCCTCGGCGTCGTTATTGATAGAGGCTCCGCCTGAAGCGGGAATCTCGATGCTATATATAGCGTCGCCCTTATGGCTCCAATCATAATCTCCGGCGGTCGTGGGAACAACGGCGGTCTGAGTCTGAACTCCGTCAGAAGTGACAAAGTTCCAGACTAAATCCATACCCGCTTGATTATAAGCTATGGCGACTTCGCGGGCCTTGAAGTCCGTATCGTCTATAAGCGGCATAAGGTTAACCGGAACGGTTACAGCTACATCAACGTCTAAGTTCATCATTGAATCACCTCTTATAATTGAGCATAGTAATAGTTCGGATTGCCTATCGCTACCTCTCCGGTTACCCCTAAAAGAATGTCTGCCAACTCAAACGGAGCGAGTGTATCTGCATAGAGCCTTGCGACTTCATTTCCATTAATAACTCTATTGTAATAATAACAGCTGTTAAATTCCGCGTCGCCACCATTGAAAAATCTTCCACCTAGCGCAAAACCCCCAGTGCCTTGTGTTACTGTTGTTGAAGAGGCGACAGTAGCCACCAAGACGCCGTTGAAATAAAACTTAACCTCATTATTATTTTTATGAGAGATAACAAGATGCAAGGGGCCGGTCAAGGGGGCTGCAACAGAAGAAGAAATGGCCCCACCGTTGACTAAGAGCTGTATAGTCGAAGAAGGGCCATTATCTGAATTAATAGTATACCCTTGGACAGCTGTATCTAAAGAATCTGTAAAAAGATAGTCGGTACTAAAAGAAGTAAAGATCTTTTTCAAGTCTATTACAATAGTTACGTCACCAGTAGCGGCGTTAAACGGATTGCCAGCATCGAAATTCCAAAACATACTGTCGCCAGTATCAGAACTACGAAAACTTAACGGGTTTACTGTTGGTGCATTCCTTGGGACGAGCGTATCTTTATAAGGACCTAAATCATGTATCTCGCTACCCATACCGAGTGCTGGTATCCACGCATGAACAAGACCTTTCCAAAGCCCCGGAGATTCACTCTCCCCTGCACCTCTGGCGAAATCCTGCTTATATGAAGGTCTAAAACTCAACTACTGAACCTCCGGCGGTATCTTTGTCAGCTTGATAGAGTGAGCATCCGCCGTACTAAGCAGGGCGTCCGCTGTGTTGTTATGCACTACAGGCGAAACATAACGAGACGGTATCCTGACTCTAAAGGTAGCTTTCAACTCATCCCCTGACGTTGTTGAGTAGACGACAACCGAGCCAACGAAGAGGCAGTTCTTAAGCTGCGCTACAGTCATCGTGCCTTCTGCTGTTGGCGTCGGATCGGTTGTCGGATTACCATCAAAGTTTGTTGTTGCGTTGCTGAAAGACAGATAAAGGTCTACTGTCTCATCCACTACGGGAGCAGTATCAAAACCATCTATAAGAAACTCTATCTCGCACTGTTCCGCATGAGAAGCGGCCCCCATATCGTGATAAGCTCCCATTTGCACAACATCAGCGGCAAGTCCACCAAGATCGCAGTCTAGGTCGCCACCAGTGTTTAGCCAAGTTATGGTAGTCTCTGGTGCTATATATATTTTATTCGCCATTACGTCACATCCTTATCTAAGCCCCAAAAAACCAAGGTGGCCTGTACTTTACTCACTATAAAGGTTGTCAAGACTGTATATCTTGCGTTTATCCTCGTTTGTTTTTCTGTATTCGTGTCTGCCGCTAGAAAAGTTACTGCCTCGACATGCTCATAAAGTTCACCATTTTGTATCTGTATCAACTCGGCTCCCTGTATCCAAGGAACCTGAGATACGAAATTGGAACTATTAATACTTTGGGAAAGTGCAGTACGCAAAGCAACACCAACACCATTATTCTCGGCTAATATAGGTATATGAAAAACTACATTCGCCTTTCTGCCATCATCACTAATATTCTTTACATGGTAATTACTCACTATCTCCCCCCTATCTAATCCTGCCCTTTTTCTCTATCGTTCTAAGCGTACCGATGCCGAGCAGAGCGAAGAGAATGGTTGTTAACGTGCTGTCGTTTGTAACAGGCATCGCTACCCCGAACACTCCTTGAATCAACGGAGAAGCAAGAGCGTTATAAGCGAGACCGAAGACACAGAGCCAACCGACTGCGGGACGCCAGCCTGCCCTAAAGAAAGAGGCCGACTGCCCTTCGAGCTTATTGAGTTCCACCTGTGCAAGAGAGATGTCCTTATCTATCTCCGCAAGCTGCGCCTTTACTTTCGGTGGAAGGTCTCCGGTGATAGCCGTCCTGATACTGATAGCCGCCCTGCCTATTCCGTCAGCGGCTTCACTCACTCCGGCACCTGTCGCGGTGCCTATAAATCTTCTAAGCCAAGTCATAAGCCTAAGTCCTCCCATTTGGTCATAAAGCGGCCTAACGCCACCGCTATATCTTCGTCCAACACAACTGCCGCGCTTACGTTGCAAATTCCGTTTCTCACGATATGGCTGAGATGCAACTTAACGTCCTTCGGTAACGCCTCTATCTTCTTCACGACTTCTTCTTCGTCGTAGAGTGCCATCAGGCTTTCTCCAATGCTTTCTCAAGAGAAACGTATTTTCCGTCGATGTGCCCCCAGCGTTTCGGCTCACCTCTTACGTCGAGGTGGAAACCTTTGTTGTTCCACTGCGGATAGATACCGAAGCCTACCCTGTCAGAAACCTGCAAGCTCGCAAGGAAAGTTCTCATTACCGTTACCTGCCCCTTGTAGGACATGGTGGTAATAATATGAAAGTCTGCGGCGTTGCCCTTGTAGTGCTGCGAGTTCGGCGTATGCCCCGAAGTATCGTAAGCGTTGTGAATTACGAAAGAGGCAGACGGGTCGAACATCCTAAACTCCTTACGCAGAGCAGTAAGCAGAAGTAAGAGCAGACCATTTACCGAGTGCGGCTTGCCCCACTTTTCTTTCTGGCTAAATCCTTCTGTGTGCTCCCAAATCATCCGATAACCCCTATATGTTTCGTTATGAAGAGATATACGTCTTTGAGCATCCAAAGTGTAAGAGCACCGATGATTAAAAGAAAACCCTTAACGACACTCTTCTTCGTCTGCAACAAGTCCCTGATAGCCGCCTGCTCTTCCTCGGTCATGTTGCAGGTCTGCCTTGCTGCAAGTTTTGCAGTTATTATCTCTGCAAGTTCTTCTATGTCCTTGTTACTCATTAGCAGCCTTTCTACGAGGCAACCTATCTTTGATTTTCCTTAAAAGCAGTCCCCTTGCCCGCTTCCTTCCTGCCATAATAATGTCTCTGATTACTTCCTTTTTGCCCTCGTCGCGTCTTCTATCCCATGAAGGCGAATTGACTCTTGCATCGAGTCTTTTCTTGGCCCACTGTCCCGCTTCCACGGTGAGCCACTCCTGCTCTTCCGGGGTAAGCTCAATGCCTCTTATATCCGAGCGCGGCATTGCTATTCCCATTTCGAGCCGCACCATCTCATCGTCCAGCTTTGACTCAACTATTGGCGAACGTCTCACAGGAGAGATTGCCCTTTCAACAGCAGTACCGGGTATCGCTATAGGTTCACCCCAAAGGTTGTGCTTATTAGGAACGTCTCTTGACAGGAACGGAATGTTCGCCTTCAAAACCTCCGAGTAGGTTCCGGGTTCTTTGAAGTTAGGGTCTACTACCTTTGCCGCAGTAGCCGAAACTCTCGGCACGACCGAACCGACAAGCCTCTTCGTCCATCTGTCGCCATAACGTGCAGGATCGCTCGTAGCGTTAAGCGCATCCGAAAGTCCGCTCATAAAGGTCTTGTTGGTGACATTCTGAGCTATTGCCAGAGCTATCTTTGCAGCCACATCGTCCGTTTCTCCATCGCTCATGGTATCCATCAACTCGACGAAATCTGCTGTTAGGCCCATGACCATACCTAAAGGCTCAAGCCTTCCATAAGGAACATAGTTGTCACCTATTTTTATGCTGTACGGTTGCCAGCCTGTCCGATACAGTTCTTCTCTCTGCGTCCTGTTCTTCGGTCCGCCCCCTGTGATATTCCCTTCCGCTGCATGAATAGCAACAGCAGAAGCTATGAAAGAACCTAAAGTGGCTTTCGCAAGTTCATCTGAGACCGCGCCACCTTTTAGCTCCCCTTTGAGCATCTTCCTTATTACAACGGGGTAGTATAGAGGTGTCCTTTCAAGACCGAACTTGACGATATTGACAGGCGTTCTGAGAAACGGAATGATATACTTAAGTCCGGGCGTATTCATCCTCAAGGACTGAAGAGCCTTACCTGATTTTCCGAGTTCTTTCTGGAAGACCCTGTAGAGCATTTCACCTTCTGCTATTTTGACAAGGTTCGCAGGAGGATTAGCAAGCGTCTCGGCTATGTCTTGCGCCCGTGCTTTTCCCTTCAAGCCTTTCTTGACCGCCCGTCTGTAGGCAAGAGACTGTAGCTCTGCCTGATAGTTGATAGACTTGAAAAACTCATCCTCTGCCGTCAACAACCTGCCGGGTATTCTGACCTGTTTACCGCCTACTGAAATCTCTCCTGTCAAGGGGACAGGCACACCGAAGATGCGCTTCTTCTTGGCACCCTCTCTAAACACCTTGCTAGGTATGGCCTGATACTTCGAGACCTCCAACTTACTGACACCCTGAGAAGGTATCTCTGTGCTATAGGACGAAAGCCCTTTTCTAACGCCTTCCTTTATTCCCTGCCATAAGCCGAAAATATGGTGAGGGGTTTCACCAAGGAATCTCTCTCTCGGTGTCCTCGTTACCATCGAGCGCATGAAGTCGATACTCGCAGCCGTAGCCTCTTCCGGTATCTTAGAAAGGAACGTAAGGGCGTTAGAGGTCGTGTTGACCATGTGCGTAGTCGGACTCGACAGGAGTCCATTAATCCACGCCTCAAAAATCATCTCCGAAGTAGAAGCCTTGGTCGCAGCCCGGATAAACTTGTTGACTGCAAGTTGGTTAGTAGGGTCTATTCTCCCTAACTTATCCAGCATATCTTCGGTGAGGTCTCTGCCACCAAGAGCGTCGAGCATACTCTTATAGTTCTTGGCTTCCGAAGAGATAATCCTATGTGCAGACAAAGCTCTTCCTGCCTCTGCACTCGCACCACTGACCTCTGCCTGTATAGCAGCGTGGCGATTCATGGAGAGCCTTGCAAGTACCAGAGCCTCGTCGGTGTTTTTCGTGGCTGCTTCTACCTGTAGCCTTCTCGTTTCCTTTGCCGATGAGTTCAGAAGGTCCCTTGCAGCCGTGACCTCTTCGGCGTTCAACGCCTGCCCTTTGCGCCTCTTTAAAAGTTTCTCCGGTGTCATTCCAAGGTCGTCTGCGAGCTTCTGTGTCTCTTTAAGAGTAATCGTTCCGCGCCGCGCTTCGTCTATCGCGCCCTTGTAGCGGTCAGAAGTGTCGAGCATCAACTTCTTTGCTGAGTAGTCCGCACCAACTCTGTCGAGGTTGATATTCCCGGCCTCCTTTGGCAGCTTCTCGCCGTAACGCAGACTACCAGCAGCAATGTCGCCGGGGACTATCTGAGGTCCCGGTGTTAGTGGCTCTTTTACCTTGCCCCTCTGCTCCGCAACTTCGTCGAAGACGTTTGTCGGTGCCTTTGCGGGGACCTCAACCTTTTCTATTTTCTGCGAAAGAGTAGTAAGTTCCTCGTGGACTTCCTTAGCAACAGGACGGGTAAGGTCGTCGGCCTCAAGTTCCGCCTTCACCTTTGCCACCATTCTGTCTACAGCTTTAGTGGCGGGTTTCACGCCCTTTTTTGTCAATGCCTTTATAACTCTCTTCTCTATAGCCCGCTCAACAGTGGCTCCGGCGACGACACCTGTAATAACTGCAAAAGGCAGAGCAGCGCGAGGGTACTTTTCGCCTACTTCCTCGGCAAGCTGTCCTAAAGGAGCCTCAGTAAGCAGAGCGGTTGCCCCGCCTAACAAGGCCCTGCCAACAGCGGGGAGTCCTCTCACGCCAGCGGCTATGGCTGCTTTACCAGCACCGACAACACCACCAGTGACCGCACTTATCGGGTCGATGTACGGGGTCACAAGCGCAGGGTCCGCACCCTCTATGCGTATGGCCTCTGCTGTCAGACGCGCAGCTTTTTCATCGGGCGTCTCCAAGGTATCGAAGATATTGCCCTTCGCTTCGGCCTCTATCGTGTCGAAGATGTTACCCATTAGAACTGATATCCCTCCGCTTTAGCTGCTGCCTCTGCCTTCTCTCTGTTGCCATTGTTATCGTCAAGAAACTTCTGTGCAGTTTCTCTATCAAGAGGCTTATCGCCTTCCTCTTCAATAGGCTCTAAGGTCCCGTAAGGGTCGTTAATCATCTTGGCCCTTAACTCTTCTTTAGAAGGTGGACGCGTAAACCTCTTCTCAAATGCCGCTTCCCACTCTGAAAGTCTTTCCTCGACGGACTTACCCTTTACCGCCCTTACGTCACTCCATATAGGTTCGTTGGTCGTAGGGTCCGAACCCTGAAAAGTCCCCTCCATCTTCTTGCCGTCTTTGCTCGTGAACGTCTCCCTCTTCCCTATCTTGTAAGGCAGTCCCCCTCCTGCTTCCTTGGCTGTCTTGAAAATCTGCTGCACGGCAGGAGAGTCAACGTCCTTGCCCGCTGCCTGTGCTTCCAGAAGAATGCCCGTAACGGCCTTCTGCTTCCACGCAAGGGGATTGTCGCTATTGTGAACTTCTAATATCCTCTTGGCGAACTGAGCACCTTCCACGGGACGCTCAGTCAATTCCGGCACCTGTGAGCCGGGACTGAGTTTGTTCCATGCCGGACGAAAAGTCGTATTGAAGGTCTCAAGCCAAAGGTCGTTGGTTATCCCCTTCATAGCCAGCCGCTTCATGGAGACATCCATAACCTTTAAGTTCTGGTCAAACTCTGTCTTTTTGGTGGCGGCGACTTCCTTCTGCTTTCTGTCTACCTCGGCCTGTCTGTTCGCACGAATCTGATTGCCTACCTGAAAGCCTTGCAGAAGACCTTGGGATAACCCGCTATAAGGGTCTGGATATGCTGTCGGCATCGGTTACCTCCTTACGCTAATCCGGCATAAAGGCCGATACCAGTACCAACCGCACCCGTTATTCCGCTTATGACACCCGCTCTATTAGCTGCTGTCTGCTGACGTGCTCCGAACTCCTGCTGCCTATTAAACTGGAACGGCTGGAACGCCTGCGTGTAGCCCTGCGTGAGCGCACCAAACTGAGGCAGACCAAAGCTCGACTGCTGCCCATACTGTTGCGCCTGTGCGCCCTGCAACTGCCCCTGTCGTGCCTGCAAAAGCCCCTCGCCTGTACTTAACTGCCCTCTTCGTGCCTCTTCCCTAAGAAGCTCTGCCCGTTTCTCGAACTCACTCATCGCCTGTATACCGGGAGTAGACGCCTGCCAATCAGGACCTAGCCGCCCTGAGAGTCCTGCGACAAGCTCTTCCTTCTGTTTTGCAAGTTCTGCTTCCATAGCGGGAGAGACGGGTAGCTCTCCTGCGAGAGCCTGCTGCTGCCGTTCTAAGTAAGAACTCGCAAGCTCGTGTCCTGCTCTTTCCTGCGGGTCCATAGCGGCAAGCCGCTCTTCCCACGGTATCTGTTCGAGTGCACCGCCCTCGCCCTCTCTGAAACCCATTGACTGCATCAAGAAGGGTTTAAAAGCCTCTGTCTCGGCTCTCTGCTCCCTCAAGAGACTTAACTGCTCTGTCTGTAGTGCTTTTTCCTCTGCTGTAGGTTGCGGTGCCTCTACGCTTGTATCGCCCATGATTAAACCTCCACTTTGTAAAACAGGTGTCCTTCCTTATGGGCATAAGGCTCAACTTTGAAGAACCACTCAACTATTTTTATTAAGTCCACTTTCTCTTCAGGCACGTTTAGAATTGCAGAACCGTAGGGCTTAAACCTCACAACGAAGTCGCGTATCATCGCCCTTGCTATCTTCGTGTCGCGCCACTCCCGACCTACACAAAAATGAATCAGATACGGTAGGCCGTGCTCTATGCGTATAGTGTAAAAACCTTTTACTTCTTCGTCTTCATAGATGTAGGTCGTATGCTTAACGAAGCCCATCTTTTCGGGAGCCAGCCCCTCTGCCAGCAGCATCTCTCCGAGCACCCGCCCGTCGTCTACCTGATAGGGCCTCAATAGCATCTCGCTCAATCAGCCTTTCAATTCTTTTGCGGCACCTAATAACGAGTTGAAGATAGCCTGCGACTTCACCATCTCGTTCCTAAAGCTCTCAAGTGCCTGCGTCTGCCCCCTGTTCGTCTGTGCCACTTCAATTTGCAGTAGCGGCATAAACTGCATAGCACAACCACTCTCTTCGACATCCTTGCCTGTTTGCGGGTGCTTTCCGAGTATAGTGACAAACCACCGACACTTACGAATAAGCCCCTCTTTCGGCTCTTCGCATACCGACCCCAAGGGGCACGTCAGCTCAGTTTTCATTTATCAGTCCTTTGTGGCTACGATTACGTTGACGTACTTAAGGTCGAGACCATGAACATGACCTCCCCCACCACCAGTAGAATCAGAGCTACCAGTTGCTTTGAGCGTAGGGTCTGCTGACGATTCCGTACCGTCGTTTGTTATGGTATCTATAACGACCCCTGCATGTGTATGTGCTGGCATCTCTGAGATTATCAAGGTGTGAGAAGCTACAGTGGCGTTCGCAAAGCTCAATGTACCGCCAGTGGAGCCTCCATCGTTGCTCGTGTCTGTCACAACCCTTAAGCCAGCATCGGTGTTGACGTCACTACCTGTCCAGCCAGTAGGCGCACTGGCCTGAAAAAAGACCATAGCCGTACCTGACGGTATTAGTGATGTAATGGCTGTGTTGAGCGCGGCTATAGTTGCGTCGGGGTCGATATACCACTGCGCCTCACCCGTTATCTGTTTTATGAGATACCGCAGCCGCTCGAACTCTCCTGCGCTAGAGGTTGCCAGAGACTCTACAGACCCCGCATACGGGTCTACCGTGGACTGCATCTGCGCGTTGTTAAGAGAGAAGTCGTCCAACTTCGCAGGAATGAGGTTGTCTATAATATTGTCTATCTCGGCGTCGTCGTCCGCACCGACTATAGTGGCCCCTACCGACCTTGTTTTAAGTCTTGAAAAGTCCCCGCCCATTTTTTCCTCCTATGAAGGTCTGTTACCCAAGGGCATAAAGTCCTGCAACATCTGCGAGATAAAGAAAGTCTCATTGAGGCCAGAGTTGTAGACCTCGACCTGTATGCGCCTGCCTATGACACCCACGTCGTACTCTGCGTCTATCAATTCGTCGCCGCCGTAGACTGCCGTGCCGTAGACCCCTGTCCCGTAAGTGTCACCCACTCCCGCAAGAGAGACGGTCTTCACTGCCTCTTCCACACCGTCAATCGTGACACGAATACTCAGGTTGTAATCACCCTGCGCCCGTGCAATTATCCAGCCCGTGTCGTATCTCTTTGTTGCTCGCGGGTCGTCGTATGTGCTTCGTGCGGTCTTGTACCCGCCGTAGTACGGCTTACCGTCGTCGTTCGCGTCGCTCTCTTCGAGTTCCCATACAAAGCCTGAATCGTCTCCGGTATAAATGTAGAAGCTATGATGTGAAGCTGGTATCCTGTGGTGTACCCATGAGCAAGAGGCTCCATATCCAGAGGCATAAATCTGGTTATCGTGTATTGTCCAACCCTCTTCCGAGCCACGGTCTATGAAGTAGATAAGACAGGTGTCCGGCTGTGTCTCTCCCGCCCTCACCACAAAAAACAGAACGCGGCGTAGTTCTTTGTCGTACTGAGCATGAAACTGATTTATCCGTCCGAGGTCGCAGTTATCTCTTATCCACTTATCTATCCACGAGGGCTTCGTAATAGACGCCGACTTGTAATCTCCATAGGACTGCACGGCGGTAAGTGAGTAGATATTCCCGTCGTCCATCATGCAAATTACGTCGTTCGGAGTCCTTACTATGAGCCTGTTATGAGAGACCCCGCCTTCCCATATCGCCGTCTCATATCCCCAATTAGCGACAGTCGTAGAAGCATCGTCGATTATGTAAGCCTTGTATTTAGAGAAGCAAATAATACGGTCACCGAACTCTACGGCCCCGGTAAGTCCGCTTCCATCGTTCGTGGAAATAGGAATACTGACAACATCGGTCACGAACTCTTTACCGTCACCATCGTCAGAAGCAAAGACACCGGACGGCAGAATCGCCCACATTCTTTCTGAGTTTCCACGCCCATGCTTGACCATCTGGAACGGGTTATTTGCACCTGTCCAAGAGGCAGCGGGATTCGTGATATCGGACGTAGTGCCTGCGGCCCCGTCCCACGTCTGCGGAGTATCCGAGCCATTGCAGATATAAAGCTCGTCGTTCATAACCTCGAAGTTGAAGTAATTGCCCACATTGAGGCCCGTCTTTAAGGTATTGGTCGGTGAATCCCATATCTTGCCGTTGGTCGTACCTATGACAAGTGTCTGAGACCCGTCGAGTTGAATAAAGTCGAAGCCGCCCAATAGTTCCGAAGAGTCGTATCCGGCAACAGCGTTGACCTTTGCAGAACCGCCGCGCTTACCCCGTCCGTTCTCGTCGATGTTCATATTACGGACAAGGGTCATCATGTAAGGGGGGATAATGTCGATATTAGGGTTAGCGGTCAGCCCCCCTCTTGCACAGTCGATAGCGAATGTCTTTCCGCGATAGGTCACTAAAACGCTCCTTTAATAAAGTAGTCGTCGTACTCGTTGTCCCTATCCACTTCGTCCATGACCGAAAGGTCGAGAAGGTTGAAGTAAAGCTGCATTTCTGTCTGCGCCCTAATATCGTCGTTGCTCTGCAACTGCCTTGCGTAGACGCCCTGTACCCATACGTCGTAGAAGTTCCGATAAAGAGTGCCTATCAAGGTCCCTGCCAAGTCGAGAGTCATAAGATTGAGGTAATAGCGAAGCTGTATACCGTAGGCTATATCCGGTACAGGCCAGAGGGCGAACTCACCCGTGGTAGAATTGCCTGTGAAGGCGAACATTACTGGGGTGTCCTTCGAGGTTGTGGCGTTCATCGCGTCTATCTTAGATATGTAGACAGGAGGACCGAGAGGAAAGGTGTCGTCCGTTATCATGTACCCGGTCCCGTTCGCCACTGCTGTAGTGAAGTCCGGTGTTACCCCAGCGACCTTCGTGGTTTCGCTATACGAGGTACACTGCGAGTAGCTCAACGCCCCGGTGCCAGAGGTGGCAAAGATGAACCGACCTATAAGTTCGTCGTCGGTTATACTTTCATCCGCTGCGAGCGTTATGGAACTTACTGACCCGTCCTGTGCCGTTCCAGTCCGCGTTCCATCGAGTATCGTTATCGCAAGATCGCTAAAATAATCGGTAGGCAGAGAATAGCGGCTCTTGCCGATAGTGCAGACAGCATAAGCAGTGACGTAGAGCGACTTGAGGCGTCTTTCCCGCCTTGAGATATCGCGCTTGACCTCTTCCATCCACGTCGCCGCTCTTGTAAGCTGGTCAGAGGTAGGCGACTTCATCCCGGCCTTTCTCAAGGCTTCGGTAGTTATGGCGGTGAGTGTCGGTGCAGTAGGAGACGCCATTTTATAACGAGCCTCCTACGCCTGCTGTTATATGTCCACCATCGCTGAGTCCTTCCCACCAAAGCTCGAAGACGACTGTCCCGCCTGTAAGAGCGGCAACTTTAACCTCGTAGCCAAGGTCTACGCCGTTGACTACTCTTTCGAGAATCACGTTGGCAGGAGTATTGACTGCGGCGGGAGTGTCGTCGTACCACAACTCATCCGCATCGATATTTAAGGCGGTTGTGGCGGCTATCATATTGTCGGTAGCCCCTTCAATGCCAAGCTGTATAGTCGGTGCGCCAGCACTGGTCAGAGCGTCGGTGCAGTAGGCTAACAGCTTAAAACGCGCAACTCCGGTGACTGTGTAAAGCTCATGCGACGCAACGGTGTTCCATGTGGAACTACTAAAATCAATGCTCTTCCTTATGTACCCGTATCTTTTTGTTAGCCACTGCGTCGGACTTCCTTCGAGTGTTCTTGCCATTGCGTGTGTCTCCTATAATCTTTGCAGGCACTCCGGCTACGACTTCATTGCTACCGACATCGCGTGTAACTACGGCTCCCATACCAACCATTGCTCCGCTTCTTATGGTTATGCCGGGGCGTACTTTAACGCCTGCCCCTACAGAAGCCTTGTCTTGAACGATGGTCTTTTTCCATAGCGACTTAGGAGACGGCGGGTACATATCATTCGAGAAGATCGCATAAGGTCCTATGAAACACCCCTCACCGATAACGACACCTTCTGGTAAAAAAGCCCCCGCTCCTATCTTGCTATTTGCGCCTATCTCGACCTTGTTACCAATCTCCGCGTTACGTCCTATCGAGACACAGTTACCCACCTTTGCCGTCGTATAAACATACGCACCGGGCCAAACTTTTACTCCCCTGCGCTTGAAATCGAACCACTGTAAAATTGCTTTTATAAAGGTCACAAAATCCCCTTGTAGATTTCCAACATTGCCTCTGCGGTCTCGTTGATAGACGGCACCGCCTGCGTTTCCCTTGGCTCGACTTCGCCCTTGAGTATCCCCGTCAACTGCTGCGCTATGGTCCGCTGATCTCCTTCGGTAACCCAAAAATCTGCATAAGGATTCCCGATATAGGAGATGAGTTTTGAACCGCTCGCTTTTGCCTCAAGACATATCCGGTTGAAGTCGCCATACCTTACGAGTCCTATGTAGTAGTCTGTCGAAACGAAACAGTTTCTTAGAGCTTCATGGTCGTACATGTTGGCACTGCTAAAGGACGAATACGCTGTCCCGTTACGGAACATAAGAGGAAACCACCACCTATGCTGGTCGCGTGGAAGGTAATTTATATGAAGCCTCGCATCGAGGACTTCTTTAAATACCCAAGGCCACGCCGTAATAAGGTCTAAGGGCCACTTGATATAGTGGCAATTCTCAGCCGTAAAAATAGACGGCGAGCCTGCGAACTTTCCGTTACTCGGTATTGCCTTCCAAAAGTCCCGGTCTACACCTAAAGGAATGCAGTTGACAGACCGTCCCTTATCCAGCATCGAGTCATAAATAGCTTTATGGCGGGGCCAGAACGTGACAAGAGCATCTGCGTTCTGTAACCAGTGCAGGCCCAGCATGAAAGAATCACCCGCACCGTATCCTTGGTTAAGACCTAACTCCATTGACTGTTGAAAACAGTGCTCCGGGGTTCCGTGTCCTATCCATACAACTTTGCCGCCTTGTGCTGCCACGGGGTCGGGGAGATGAGAGTGGACAACGTGAATATCCGCTCCCATTCCTCCTTCCCAATCGCTTTGGTCGTCGCTTTTTTGGACTACTGAGTCATGGCCTTTGGCTCTTTCAGCGAAAGAGATATCTTCCGCCACTCGGTGCAATCCAGACCCATTCTTCAAAGCCCAATGAGCTATTTTCAATATTACTCTCCGCTTACAGTGAGGCCGATGTCAGCCTTGACTCGTGACCACTGATAAGTGTCGAGTTGCTTATTGCTTTCGAGTCCGCAACCGACGCCCTTGTGCTACCTGACACGCCCTTACTGTCTGCTGTCGCCGTGCTCGTGTCCTGCGCTGTATCTACGCTCTCAGCTTTTGAGTCTGCTACAGAGATATTCGTAGAGTTCGAGGTTGCCGCTGAACTGGCATAGCTTGTCCCGCCCGAAGCTCCTGCGCTCGCAGATTCACTGACCACTGCGCTCGTGCCTGCTGAACCGCCTGCACTTACACCAGCGGACGTAGCCGTTGAGGTAGACGCACTGAATGTGCCTATAACTATCGTGCTTCCACCAACCGTTCCTCCGGTGGCGGTAGCCGTATCCTTCAACAGCGTGACGATATCTTTCTGGTCTACGCCATTAGTTCTTATCTTCACTGTAGTAGCCACTTACCTTCACCTCCCTAAAAGAGTAAGAGGGGGCCGAAGCCCCCGCCCCTCTTAGTCTGTGGTCTTAACCGTCGTGAACTTGGCTATCACCCAAAACGCTGCAACCGTAAGGGCATGGTCGGGCTTTACGCTGATATACCCTACTGCTGGCTTAAACAGACCCGTCGTGTACTTCGTTATGGCGTTGTCTGTATTAAGGTCCGCACTGGATATCAACGTAGTGGTTCCCGTTTCATCGTCGGTTATGTCCGTTGTCTCTGCTGCACCCTCAACCGTCTCGGTGATTACGACTACCTCGTTAAGAAAGGTATTCGCAGGGTAGTAGAACAGCCTGTAATAATCACCAGAGACAAGGGCCGTGTCCGAACAGTCGATATATGCCTTGACCGTTATCTCTTGGTCGAGAATCTGCCTTGACACGTTTCTGTTGCTCGTTAAGAGCGTGGTATGTACTGCCATTGGTTCGCCTCCTTTTCCTTATGTGCCAGAAATATTGGTTCTGGATATCAGGGTAGATATCGAGCCATATTTCTTGCTGTTAAATTCCGGGGCGCGAACCTTCATGGTCATTCTCCACGCATAGAACAGGTCCTCTTCGTAGTCCTCGGTGTCCTCTACTACAGACGGTCTTTCTCCGAATCCTACAACGAGGGACTGTGCGCCGAGCAGGTGACCGTAACACCACGGCACTGAAGCACCACCACCGTCGGTTCCGGTAGTAACAAACTCGTGTGTGTGGATTATTACGCCGTTCCATACATAAGACGCTCCCGCGAATATCGGGTTCTCTTTGCCTCTTACTTCCGCTTCCCTGTACGCCTGCATCGCAGTTGAATCATTGCGCCAGTCGAACTCAGCGTCCGGGTGAGTGAGGAAGACGTAGTACGGCTTGCCGTCTACCATCAACGGTCTAAGCGGCACCTTACCGCCGGACCTCGCACCACCTGTCTTCGCCCAAGTCTTGAGGAAGTCGAGGTACTCAGGGGTTATCCTAGAATCTGCTGCGGACATTGCGGTCTTTGCAGTAGCCAGAGTTGCGGTCTTCGATACCGTCGGCCCCGTATCGGAGGTTTTGTAAAAAATCTCCGTGGGTGCGGCCTCAAGCTCCCGAAAGCAGAGCAGGTCCATCTTCTCTGTGCCCCACGTCTGAAGTGCATTCCTTGACTCCACTGGCATGTTGAAGGACGCTCTGTTCCAGTCCATTGTGTTACCACCTGATACCGCCTGCCTGTAACGCTCAAGCGTTACGGAGTCGTTGTACCAGCTAAGAGCGATTTCCTTACCCTTGAGGGTCTGCCCGGAAGTAACACCTTGGTTGGTGTTAGGGTCGAGCCTCGGTATGAGACCGAAGTTGACCTTATCGCCGTTCCGCGTCTTGGTACGCCCCTTTGCGCCGAGGTCTGCTTTCACATGAATAAGACCGTTAGGAGCACCGGAATAGATATCACCAGTCCAGCCGCCCCCCTTTACAAAGTTACCCGTGTCGGTAGAAGCGAACTTTGACATGAAATACGAATTGACCATCGTATCTCTCCAAAGGTCCTCTTCCCACGCCACTTTCCGTAGCGCATCCGAAGTGGCCATAGTTGTTCTTGCCATCGTCTAACCTCCTAATGCCGTTTTGAGTTCAGCCTTCGTCATCTGGTGAATCGGTTTAGAAAAAGTGTCATCCTTGGAGGCGGTAGTTCCGCCCGTCTTAGATGTCACTGTCTTCTTGTTGGCTGCATCCTCTATATTTTTTAGAAACTCGCCGTCTTTCTTTTTCTTTGCCTCGGCCTGCTGCGTCAGTTCCTCGTAACGCTTTTTCTCTGCGCTGTAGGTTCTGGCTTCCTGCGCCCGTCGTGCATAAGTCAGCAGCATTTCAGGAGGCTCGCCGTAGGGGTTCCTTTTAAACACCTCTACGTTCTGAGAAGGTATGCCGTCCTTGAGTGCGATTGCGGCTATGTCGTCAATAAGGTCCTCGAAATCGGGGATGCCCCTGCTGATAACCTCTTTGGTCGCTAAAGACTGCTCCATCCTCTTAATGGCCTCTATCTGTATCTGCTTATTATCAAGAGCCTTCATGTCTTCCATCGTCTTCAAGGGGTCTTCGAGCATGGTGTCCGTGTTAATGGTCTCCTTGATACCCTTTGCCTCGGTCTCAAGGGTCTCTCTGCGCCCCCTCAAGTCTCCGATTTCTGCTGCCTGACGTTGGATGAAGCTCTCTTTTTCCACGACCTGCTTTGTGAGCTTTTCGTACTCAGCTTTAGTGACGGTAACCTTCTCTTCCGAAGCGTCCTCTTGCTTTTCCTTGCCGTCCCCGGCCTCTTCTTCTGCTGCCGCAGCCGCCTTCTCTGCTGCTTCTGCCTTTGCTTCTGCGTCTGCTGCTTCCTTCTCTTCTCCGGCAGCATCCTCCGACACGTCCTCTTTGGTACTGGTTGAGGTCTCGCCTGTCTCAAGCAGGCTTCTCAATTCGTCTGCACCAAGTTCGTGGGGCTGGATGGTCTTCTGCTCGACGTCCTCTATCTCTTCTGTCATCTCTATCTCTTTCTCCGGGCAGTCAAAACCTGCGTATTCCGGTTGAAATATAAAAAGGCGACAGGGGTAGTGCTTTACCCTTGTCGCCTTTGTCCTCGCGTATTCTGAGGGGTAGACCGTTTTTTTTACAACTCGTCTAAAAGTTCTTTCAGCTTGCGCTTAATGCCGTCAACCTGCTTTAAAAGCTCTATCAGGACTTTGCGCCTTTCTTCTTTTTGCATTTACCTCTCCGTCTATGCCGAGCAAAGTGCGAATCTCGGCGCAGTCAAAATGGTCTTCCAGTGCGTTGTTTATCGCCGCAAGGGTCGCTATCTCTGATCTCAAGAGCGCATTCGCTTTTTTTGCCTCTATCATCTCCTGCGTATACGCACTGGACCTGCTCAGATAGACGCTCAAAATCATAATCGCGCAAAACGTAACCACCGCGCAGGCTATCTGAATAAAGTTCTTATTGAGGTCGCTTATCTTCATATTGGGCCTGCTCCGCCGGGTCCGGGTGCTCCGCCGCCACCAGCATCGCCCTTGGCTATCATGGTCTTGGCTATCTCTGTTTGGTACTTCTTGTCTTCGGACTCCTGCTGCTGCTTCTGCTGCTGTTCGAGCATCTGCATTACCTTTTCTTTGTTCGGTATCGGAGCATATTCAAGTATCGCCTGCGGCGGTATCTGTACGCCCTTGCCTGCAAGCTCCATCATAAGAAGGAAGTTGGAGAGCATGGTGGACGGTGAAGCCGAACTCTCGGAAACTATCACGTCGTACTGCGTAAGGTCTGCGGTCTCCAAAAGTGCCCTAATATCTTCGGGCTGATACGAGTCTAAAGGCTGTCCTCCTATCTCAACGGGCTTCTGCTTATTCTCGTTTGAGAGGATACGCATAAGTCTATCGGGAGAGTAGAGCTTCTGAATCTTCTTTACTATCATCTGTCCTATCTTCTTCTTTGCAAAAGACAGATTGTCAAAGAGAAAGTCGTTACCGAGAAGCTGCTGCGTGATTTTCTGCTTTATGGCAATACCACTCTCGGAAGCTCCGCCCTGACCGAGCATCTCAAGGTTGATATTCATGATCTCGCGCATGTCTCCACTGAACATAGCAATGGCACCGGAGAGTTCTGTCGGGAACTTTACCCCCTCGACCTTCTGCGGCGGTCTACTTATGTCCGAAATCTTCTGCGTGAAGCCCGGAGACGAAGCATTCGCCCTGAAACGGGCCTCTTCGTTCTTGTCGGGAAAGGTCTGTTCTTCAAAGAACCAACCATAGTTCGCCGTCTTGCCGATTATGTCGATAAACTGCGAATACGCCTTGTTTATGAGCTTCTGAAGGTCTTTAACGCTCTCAATCTTGCCCCAAAACTCGTTATTGCGGTACTTTGCATAGAGAGGAACGATAGGAAAATCCTCTTCATCATCGACATGGTACTTATCGAGAAGTTTACCAGCCGAGACCACTGCTACCTGCATACGATAGGTCACTCTCGGTATCTTCACGAAGCCGGGTATGGTCTTTACCGAGTTAACATCTGCCTCGGTCCAGCCGTCGGCGTTATAAACGAAGTTCTCCTGTGCATTAGCAAGTATATAGGTACGCCTGAATATCTTTCTCCACTGCTCAAGCAGGCGATACTTGTTGGTGTTATAAAGGTCGGCCTCTCCGAGCCGCTTATCCCAATCTTCGCTCCTGAGATTGCTGCCGCTGTCTCTCATTTTGTTCTCAGGCAAAAAGTCGTCGGCATGTTCCGGGTAGAGTTCTTTCAGCTTTGCTATGCTATACCACTTGGTCTTCTCTATCCTGTCACAGTCCGAGAGGTCTTCCTTCTCGTGGGGACCAAAGTTGCATTCGTCCCACTTGTATTTTTCTATAATAATCTGTCCGAAAATATCCTTGTCAAAATCCTCGTATATATTGAAGAGTCCCCTGCCTGCTATCGCGGCGTCGTCAAATACCTTAGTCTCTTCTCTTGGAAAGTAGCACTGCTCTGTAATGTTCTTCACGACGATATTGAGAATATCTGCGACTCTTGAGTCCCCGTTCTCCGTAGGGAGATACTTTATGTCGGTCCTGTTCTGCCGCTGGTAGCCAGAGAGGTTGTCTATCTTCTCTTCCAGACGGTTGATCGTGAGCGCGGCGCGGTCCTTACCCTGAAGTTCTGCTACCTTGCCGTCTTCCCACTGCTTATGAGCGTACATATCTTCGGACTCTACACCAGAGGCTCTCGAATCCTTCTCGCGCTCTTTATCCTCGACCCAATCGTTTGTAACTTCTGTCACAAGCTCGCTATCGGTCTGCGTGATAGCAGAAAGGTCTTTGACAGGGTACTCACCAACCTCGTGAGAATGCCCGTCGTCGGCAGGCTGCACTTCCCAATAGTTCATACCCCCCTGCGAGATAGCATTGGGGCTAACAACTCGCATAATAATAGCGTGGTTGTGGCCTTTGTTCATAGAGGTCTCGCCGTCCTGCTCGCGTACATACGCGACGTGTGAGTGGGCCTTCTTTCCGGCTCCATCTTCCGTTGTTTTAAGTAACTCCGGCACTCTTTAAACTCCCATCCACGAATCTTTGATTAACGCCTTGATATTCCAACGACGGTTCCGCTTTTCCTCTTCGTCCTCTTCCTTCTTCGCTCTAAAAATCCTGTCATTCATCGCGTAAGTAAGGCAGACTGCATCTGCTTCATCTGGTGAGTTGAGTCCGCGCCGTCTCATCTCCGGCTTGCCCTCTACTTTCACCCTGCCCCGCGAGTCGGGTGCCCACTTGATACACCCAAGCTGGTCTATCAGGTCCCGGTCGTTCGGTATGCTGATTATCCCCTGCTCAAACTGCTCTCTTAACGTCCACCAGAGTTCGTCACGGGTCTTTAAGAAGCGTTCCGGCTCCTTTGGTGTTCGTCTTACATCGACCGAGAAGACTCTTTGCCCACTCTCGCGTAATCTGTCATAAACGCCCTTGCCTATCCCTATAACGTCTACATAGGTGGCCTGCGCTTCGTCTGCGTCTATCTCATTTACTACCCAACCGACAAGCTCCATCGTGTCTTTCGTATTTATACGTTTGAGCTTTGTAATCTTCCCGCCGTGCCGGGTAGCAATGACCGACTTGTCCCCTCCGGCTCCTACATCCACACCCTTTACAACAGGGTCGTCATCGAGAGGTGTTATCTCGCGGTCAACTGCATCCATAATCCAGTCCCAAGGGATGAGCGTATCTGTATCAGCGAGTGGAGGTAGGCCGAGGACCCTGATACGGAAGGGGTTAGAGTCCCTGCCGTACTTCTTCTCCATATTTTCTATATGCTCGCGGCTTACTATCTCCGAGTCTTCGGAGTTCCACCGGAGCGTTACCCACTGTCCGCTATCCCCGTACTGACTTTCTGTCGCAACCCCCTTGCTTCTCGTGGGGTTAAATATCATAAGAACGATATTGAGCTTACCTGTCAGCGTACCCTCAATCGGCTTAAACACCGGGTCTGGAATACCACTGGCCTCGTCAATAATGAAGAGCATGTGGTCTTCGTGGAAACCTGCCAGAGTTTCGACCTGTTCGTCTGGTGACGCCTTTGCGTTCACCGTTCTGGCAACTGCGAACCACTCTCTGCCCTTCTTCTCCTTCAGGAACACTCTCTCGGTCTGTATCTCGAAGAGGTGCTGTAATATCGTCGGCCCGGACGGGTCTTTCGGGTCGAGCGGCCTGCTCTTTCTACCCCACTTATTTATCTCCGACCAGAGCACGTTTTTTAACTGGTGACTCGTGGGAGCGGTACAGGGTATTTTGCAGTTTGCAAAATTATATAAGAAGTACCAGCAAACCAGAGAGGCAAAAGCATCCTTGCCCGTGCCCTGTCCCGACATTATCGAGATACCAATTTTCCGGGCGTACTTCTTTTCCTCTTCTGTAAGTTTCTCTCCGGCAGCGGCCTTGAGCTTCGACGTAATCAGCTTGCCAAGCTCCTTAAACCCGTCCTCCTGCTGCGCCGTCAGTACCAAGTCTGGAAAGGTTGACCTAATCCAGCTTAACGGGTTCCTCTGCCACTGCTTGACTGCATCTATATCTTGCTGATTAAGACTCATAATCCATGCTTCAAGATAGCGACAGCCCGCCAGTCGTAAGGAGGTATCGGTATAAACACTTCCTCGTCATCGGTCCAGCGTTTAGCAAGGGTCCAGTCGAAGCGACCTATGCTCTGAAGAAAAGCGAGATTGCCGTCAAGCCGCCTGCTCTCCTTGCCTACGAACTCAAAGATAGCGTCGTTAGGTCTCTCCATACGATTCTCTCTACCACTCACGCCAGTACGCCTCCAAGTCTCTCTCCTGCCGAGCCTCTATAGCGTCGCGCAGCCACCTCTTCCGTAGCGCAAGCTGACGCCAGCCATGCTTCTTATAAATCTCTTCAAGGTCTATGTCGTCGTTACTGCGGTCCATAAAAGTTCGCTCCGTCTGCATCCGTAAGAACAACACCGTTATCAAACTGAAACTCAGGCCACCGCCTGTCTGCATCAACCGCTATGTCGTAATTAATCTTGGTGCAGATCGCTACAAATGACCCCTTGACGTTGTACTCGGCAATCTCGACCAGATACCTCTTCCCTACCTCAACGTCGTCTATATGAATCACGTCTTGATTGCTCATAAAAGGCTTCACGCTCAACAACCCTTATCTGTTCCATTGCAGTAGTAAGACTCCGCTGACCTACACCAGCCATAAAAAGTATCGCGGTAATCTGACGCTCCCTAGTATCTTCCTGCTCCAAGAAAAAGCCCCGCACAAGTCTCACGAATCTCCCTAGTAGGGATATCAGCATCAACCTCGCGTCGTATCTGCTCCCATGACTCATTGTCGTCCTCTATCGCTGCCCTGCGCTTCTGTATCTTCCAATAGTAAGGAGACCCCTTGACTCTCTCATCCTTGTGAGGCTTGCAGAGTAAACACCCTGCCCTCTGATGCTTCGCTCTCCTGCGCTTATGGTTCAATGTATAAGCCTTTTTGTTTTAGGTAAGAACCAGAAGGGTGTATAACGTATATACGACCGCTCAACTTTAATGCCCCCCTACTCCCCCCCCCCAGTCTGCCGTTCCTGTGGGTTTTGGGTCACTTCAGGGGTTACCTCTGTTGCTTCTACCTCTGTAACCTCTTGTAAACTCTCTTCTTTCTCCGTGTTATCTGTTAATACTTTATTATCAGGTGTTGCACATGCTGCCTCTATTGTCCTACTGAATACTGATACATTCTGGGTACTTTCGCCTCTCAAGAGCCGTTCCTTGTCGAAGTATATAGCCTCTATTACTGCCAGCCCTTGGGCATTGGTTTTTTCTAGCTTGCTGTCTGTTATGTGCCCACGAACCCTCATCCTCATTCTTGTATGGTCATCTGCGTCGTTCGCTCTGAACTCCGCGACTCTTCGCACCTCATCTATATACTTGACAACTCTTTGATGTACTGTGCTTTTCGCTATTCCTGTTCGCTTCGCTATCGCGGAATAACTCAAGCCTTTACGCCTCAACTCGGCAAGCTCCGTGTCGGTGTAATACCTGACGTTTCCGTCCGTTATGTTCTGCACCTCCACTGCCTTGTCCATCAACTACGCGCTCCGCGCCTCTAAAAGAATTAATAAGGTAACTAGCCTTTATATATATGTGACAGCGCGTGTCCCACCGAGTGGTCGTCGAACACTGCAAGGGTATAATATACTTACGGAATGTTTTTTTTCACTGTCTCAAGGCGAGACGGGCAACAACGGCGGCGGCAGTGGTGATTTTCCTGTTGCAAGTGTTCTTACTGTATAGGTCTTGGTGGTAGGTGGCAATATCCCGAAGAGACATATTTAAGAGCGTGGATTGTAATAGCATGGTCGCGTGTATTGGTTCGAGCTTTGCTATGAGCCTATAGATACTCTTTAACTCTTTGGGCGGCGTGGTAAGGTTTTCCAACAGTTCGGTGGGTAGCTTTATTATGTTCGGGTTCGGCTTACCCTTTGGCAGTACGTCCTTATACACGCCACAAGACAGACAAGCGCGTGTTCCCTTCCCTTTACGATATGAGCGGCAGCCTGAACAGGTCAGTTCCATAACCTGAATTATACCTACATACTCAATAAATACAACTCAAAAGTATTCCATGCTTTTCGGTAGTTTACCTGAGCGGATAGCGTTCCCTCTAAATTATCTTACTGCAAGGGAAAGAAAAGCCTTGACACTTAGTTACCTTACGAGTAAGATAGTACCAACATAAAGAACCAACCACTTCAGAAGAGGAGAGACAAAAATGTGTGATTCGTGTGCGGCAAGTGTAGTGACAACGGTTTTCGGCTCGGCTCTTGTGCATGAGCAGGGCTGCCCAGACGCTTGGAAAGATTATGCCGTTGAGTGCAAGTGGTGCGGCTCTGACTTTCTACCGGAAGAGCGCGGACAAGAGTTTTGCGACGAATCTTGCTCAACATCTTACAATAGATAACAGGAAGGACTAACGACCATGCAGAAAGGCGATATTGTCTCAGTATATCAAGACCCGATAACGCGACAGAAAGAAGAGGGGCGGGCGCGGCTTATCAAAAAAGATAACAAGCTATACACGAACCCAGGTACGGAGTTTTGGCAGGTTCAATTTGTAGACGATAGCGGCGAGCCGATACTGTACGATCCGCTTGTCTGGCGAATAGTATCATAAACCGAACAGACTGAAAGGAGCACGACACAATGGCAGAGTATAAATATAAAGAGAATTACCGAACGCGCACAAGAGGCAACCATTGGGACGAATATCAAATTTATGTTTCTTGTATGGAAAGTACGGGCCTATATATCAAGACTTATGACGAATGGCTAAACGATTAACAGAGCCGAAACGCGCCGACCAGCGCGTCTGACCGAGGCTTACCGCTCGGCATTGATAAGGCAGGTTGAACAGATTAGGTGCAAACCGCAAACGAAAAGGAGCACGACCAATGAAAAAGAATATCCAAATAAACAAGATTACTATTAGACGCATACTTGACGTATGCCCTGATTTTTCTTGCACTGGTGAATATGTGGACGATTTAATTGACGGGGTTATCATTGTCGAAAAAGGCGAGTTTCTAGAGAAACTACCCGAAGAGTACGAACCACCGAGCAGGAGCAATACGCATATAGGCTTCCAACCTTACGCCGGAGGCGAAGAGGTAGGGACAGAAGAGTATTACAAGTACGGTATGCAGGACTATAAACGCATGGAAGCATACGACAGAGACGAATGGTTTTATATGGGTATCAAGGTAGAGGCCGAAATCAGTTATGAGATAAACGAGCAAGGCCAACGCCGTTTAGAAACGCTTGCCTCTATGGGTCTATGGGGCGTGGAAAGTGATTCAGACGAAGAGTATTTAAAGAGCGTAGAAGAAGAAGAGCTTGCCGACCTGAAAGGACACCTTGAGGTCTTTGGCGTAGATACTCTCGACTTTAGCAACATACCAGTGCAGAGAAAGGATAGTTGACGCCGCTATTGTCAACCTAAGCGCGGCCTATTGTCAACTTAAGGGCCGTGTATTGTCAACCAAAACGCGCTCCGGCGCGTCTACGCAAGGAGAAAACCAAAATGAATGAAGCACTAGCAGAGAAGCAACGCAAGCTATCAGCGTTCATAGACCAGAACGTATACACTTGTCAATCAAGTCTTATTGACGCGCTACTGGCTAATCAAGAAGTACCGGAAGTAGAATGGGAAGGCATAGAGAACCTCTACCCACTATTTGAGAAGGACGGCAACGTCGGAACTTGTGGCGGGTGTGAAACAGAAGAAGTAGAGCGCAACGAAAACGATGACTGCGCAGACTGTGTTGGGGCGCAAGAGATTTTTGAGTGGTGGATCTGTTCAAGCTGGCTTGTTGAGAAGCTCCGCGCAATGGGGGAGCCGATACTTGATACCGATTACGGTACATGGTGGGGCCGCACGACTACAGGTCAGGCAATCTCTCTGGACTATGTAATCGAAAAGATATACGACGAGCTTAATAAATAGCGCAGCACAAAACCAAAAAGGAGCACGACCAATGGCAAGAAAGATAAGCAAAAAATACAAGGCGGGGCCACCACGAAAAACACATTCAATCACGGTTGAGCCGGACGTATTAATACTTTGTTCCGGCCCTTTCAGTGGGGCCAGTAAATATAAACTGTTTGACGGCGAGCGCGAATACTTCGAGCGCATAGCAGAGGAGCACCCCGAACTTTTCGGCGGCAGGTTAACAATAACAGACTCCGTTACCACCTAATAAAAGAGAGGTAAACGTAATGGCACGAAAGCGCACGACACAAGACGAGTTTAGGGTATACGTTGACTACGGCTGCGGCTTTGAAGAGGTCTGTTGCGAGGACACAATGGTCGAGGCGAAAGAGCGTCTCATGGAGTATCGACAGAATGACAAGGCAGGCTTCAGGTTTATGGTTAAAAAGGTGCGTGTACCTCTTGGAGAGGTAAGAGACTAATAGATAAGGTGCAAACGAACAAATAGAAAGGAAAGTAAGACAATGTGCAAAATAACACAAGGCGAATGGAAAGCCGGGGGAGTATCGATGCTACAAGAAACCTTTATCGGGCCTTACGTCGAAATACATTCTTCCGGCTGGCTCGCCCCCGGCTTGGTGGCTTTTGTAGCAGGACGCACGGCAGAAGAAGCAGTGGCGAACGCACGACTTGTAGCGAGTGCGCCAAAGCTGCTCGACGCCTGCAAAACCGCTAAAGAGTGGCTCGACAAATTTTCCGACGACGAACCTATTTGGGAAGAAGTACCAGCCGCAGACATAGCCACCATCTTACATGAACTTATCAGAGGCGCAGAGAAAGGAGAGTAAGACAATGACAGACCCGTTTGCCGTCTTACTTAAGGCATTAAAAGAGACCGTAACCGCCCTGCAAAAAAAGGGCGACTTGAGCGAACCCGAACAGAGACTTATGGACGAGTTTCAGAAGGCAATAGACAGCTACGAGGAAGGAGAGAAAAAGCATGGCGAGTGACGATGCACCGAAAGTAATAAGCATCAAAGGCCGCAAGCCCAAGACCGACAAGCTCAAGATAGAAATAGTAAACAGGTACGCGAAGAAGTGCCAGCACCGTCGAGTCGTAATCAATGAAGATATGCGTAATGTTACCTGCAAGAAGTGCGGCGAGGCGGTTGACCCTGTATGGCTGTTACTTGAGTGGGTTAAGGAAGATCAACGCTTCAAGGCAGAAACCGGAGCAAGGCGGAGCTTCTTGAAAGAACTGCGCCAGCACGGAATGACTAAGGCGAGGAAGGAGTACACCTGTTGCTTGTGCGACTCTACCATCAAAAACGGGCACAGGTATTATAGAAAAAGCTGGAATAAAACATGTCGTATGTGTGTTGAGCACAGAGAGGTATAAAAAAATATGGCGAAAATAAAACTGGTCACCCTGACTTGTTGCAGGTGCGGCCACGAGTGGATACCTACGCAGCCCGTAGTCAATACTTGTGTTAATTGCAAGTCTATCTATTGGGAAAAGCCAAGGGAGAAGGGAGAGAAGGCACGACCTGCCAAAAGGGTCAAGGTGGTAACGCTGCGCTGCGTCAAGTGCCTTTACTCTTGGACACCGAGAACAGAAGAGGTGGACAAATGCCCGAACTGCAAAACGGAATACTGGCAAAAGCCGAAGGTGCGAAAAGTGAAGGCGGCGGAGAGGTAAGGTGCAAACGGTAGAGTTCAGGCCGTCCTAAAGAGTTTTGGCAACGGTTTCCATGCCACACCAAAAAGGTTACGGTGAAAATACTCTCTCTTTGAAAAAAACAACCTGCGAAAAAAGTTAGAGTTCAACTCGTAAAGATTTGCCGTCTTCATTGTAAGGACAACAAGACCCGAAGTATTGATCAGGTGGGCGAGGTGGTCTGTAGTCAGCAGATTGCAATGTGCATCATTGATAATGCGCTCGGCTTGCTTCCTTCCTACGAGGCGGTGATAACGGCTTACGGCTCTCTTGAACTTCCGTTCTCCGTGTATAGTAAAAGGCACAAGCGGCAAGAGACGTACAGTAGACTTCCATCCCCTACTGTGGAAGAGATAGTCATACTTAGTAGGGCAAGTGTGGAACATCATGTAGCCACCAGCCTTGAGCCACCTGTAGCAGTTATTGAGAGCCTTTATGAGTAATTCTTCATGCAAGTGCTCGAAAATATCCTCTGCCATTATCACATCAAAAGAACCCTCTTCAAAAAGCGAGGCGTCTGACACGTCGCCCTGTAGAAACTTGGGTCGATTCTCTTTAAGGACACGAGCGGCTAAAACGCGAGCCGCCTCTATTGCGTGGTCGCTCAAATCTACACCTACGGTCTTCCAACCACGAGACGCCATTTCAATAGCATAAGTTCCTATGTTACATCCCAAATCAAGAAAAACACTACCAGTGTTTAAGTCGAGTTTCTCAATTATCTCATCGCAAAAAAGCTGCTGCTTTATTTTCCAGTTGCATATATTGTGGGTATCTATGTTGCGGAGCAGAAACTTTTTCGTTTGACCAAGTGAATATGCTTCCGAGTATATATTTGCAAAATCGTAATTTTGTGGCTTCTCTCTCATAGTATTTACTCCACTACTAATGGTTGTGGCGAGCAAGACCAAGGCCCGTAGCTTCCTGAGTTATGTCAGGCACGGTCGTCCTTTTCAATCTTGCTCGCCCCTGTCCTCAGTTTAAGGTCTCAAGCAAAATATCAATCTCATCCCGAAGCCACTGCAAGTCTTCTGCTGTCTTCTCCCTTGAGACCGACGTATCAGAGAAAACGTCGTTGATAGCCGCAAGAGCTATCCTTGCTTTAGTTTCTACACTCACTTTATATTACCCTCACTTTCGTTTGTCATCGCTTGTGCCCCACTCAGGATTATCGCACCGACACGACTCATAATGTTTATCGCACTTAAGGCATTTTCTATAAATCAACACATTGCTATCTACCAAAGAAGCCAGTCGCTCTTCCATGTCCCCGCAAGTACAACTCCCGATGCTGTTATTACATTTCATGCAGTACATTCGCAGACCCCTCTATAATTTCTACAAGCACATCACCGTGGCAAGGTTTAGGCTTACACCAACAACCCAAAACCTTACCTCTTAATTCATGCAAGGCGTTCATAAGTTCCGGCTGGAACCCTAACCACGAACGGTACTTGTCTACTACCGCTTCCCGTGTGCCGTCCTTGCCTATCTTGAAAGGGTTACCCCACTTGGAGCCGCGCCCTATGTAGACATCGTAAGACTCTTTTTTGCAGTGGACAACTTTCAATCCTGCTCCCCTGCCTGCACAACCCTTATATTGAGCCTCTTTATTTCTTTCTGGAATCTCTCATAGTCCTTAATAGTAAACCTCAAAGAATCCTGAAAACCACTGTGCATCACAATCTTGACAATCATAACGCCACAAGTATCTGCGGCAAGATGCTCCCAGCTTGCGCGATAAAAAGCAAGTTGGTGTAGGTCTATCCCTTCCGAATAATTGTCCGGCCCGTGTTCCAGTATAAACATTTTTCGTTCCTTTTTTTTTGCGCTCTGGCAATATGATGTGGTCGTTCTAATTGGCTCGCTTCTTTAGCTTGAAGTCGTCTGTCAACTTGGCTCGCTCGTCCTGAATGAAGCTGTCGTGATTCATGGCTAGTGCTTGGCTCGCGCATCTATATCGAGACTTAACTTTATTATGCTCTTGTAGCTAGGATTGCTGGTACGGAGAATCGTCAACAACCTATCGACATAAATACTTTCGTCTCCGCGCAAGGGGCACACACTATCACCTACAACAATCGCCTTACCGACAACTTCAAAGCGCAACCCCTTTTCTGTCGGCTGCACCCCTTCGTCACTAATAAGCGAATCTAAAGTGACAGGGTAAAGTTTGACAAACTCTAAGAGTAAGTTCGACGGCATATTCCCTTTACGCTTATAATTGGAAAGAGCCTGCGGCGTAATGCCGAGCGCGTAAGCCAAGCGGGACGAATTTTTAAGCCCACTTGCCTCTAGCATTCTCTTTAACGTCTTCTCGTATTCCAGCATCCTACCCTCCTATGCTTCTTTTCCATTTCGCTCTTGCGTTTTGATGTAGTCTCTCTATGTGGCTCGCTTCCCAGCAGTGTAGTAGTCACTCCGTTTGGCTCGCTCATGCTTCCTGAAGTATTCATGCTAATTGGCTCGCTTTAGACCTATGTAGTAATCTCGCCCGGTGGCTCGCTCAGGGTTTTTGAAGTTGTCGCCCCTACATGGCTCGCTCTTGTTAGGTGATATTGTCTATCCTTTTGGCTCGCTTATGATGTCTGAAGTTATCTTGATGTATGGCTCGCTCTAAAGGGATGAAGTATTCCTGTTAATTGGCTCGCTATATTCTCATGATGTTGTCTCGGTAATGGCTCGCTCTCATGGATTGATGTCTTTATTCTTCTTGGCTTTAACTTTTTTCTTGGCTTTAGCTTTAGGGGCCTTTGCTTTTGGTGCTTCCGGCGGCTCTATCTTGTGCGCGTGTCCGAGGTGCGAGAAGCAGTAAGGCTCCGGCGGCTTCTTTCCATATTCGAGTTCGTACATCTTCTCATGAAGGTGACTCAGGAAGAGCTTGACGGCATACCTCTTCGCCCGTGCGTGGATATGCGCCGGGGGCAACTTACCCTGAATGTATGCTTTGTAAGCGTCCGTCGTCTTGCCTATTTTCTTCTCTAATGCTTTGTCGGCCTGTTCCTTTAACTCCCCTGCTTCATTCCGTGAAATCTCCCAATCCTTACGCGCAATATAAACCTTGCCGTAAAAATCAGCCTCAAGCCCGGACACCTTTACGAACGACTCCCCTATCTTCCAGCACAGAACCTTCAGGTTCGCATTCCAAGGTCTCTTCGTTTTCTTCTCCCAAATTGCGGAAGGATCAAGCCCTGCATATCTCCACACAGAGCCTACAGTCGGAGCCTTGGTTATATCTATGTGCGCCAGAAGTCCAGCAGCAATGACAGGACCAATACCAGAGATACTCTTCGCCCATATACCAATAGGGTGATGATCGGTGTAGACATCGAGCACCCTCTTTATGTTATTCTCAAGAGACCTATGCTGTCCTGCAAACCACTCCAACAACCTGTTCGGCTCTTCTGTACTGCCTATCTGATTCGTAGAAGCCTTACGGTTTTCCTGTATGGTATAATAAAGGTCTACCAGATACCGTGCCTCGTTAGGATCAAGAGTCTTTGCTGCTTCTCTAAGGTCTTTGTTGAGTCTTGCTATTAGCTCAAGACTACTGTCTTCCTTCTTTGACATCTTGTGCGCCCCCCTTGATATTAATGAACCCTTCCCTGTTCTATCCCCTTCAAAGAGACCCTTATCTTCGTCCCCTCGTCCTCTGCATCGCCAGTAGCACGAACCACCACGCTCAAGCTATCCAGCAATTCTGACATCGCAACCTGTAGAACCTCCTGTTTATTCTCAGCCTCAATCTCAACGCATAACTCCTGCTCCGGGGCTATCCCGAAACAAAACCTAACCTCATATTTTTTCATAAAGTCTCTCCCGAAAACCTTCTCTTCCTTTTCGGAACGTAGTTAACAAGACACGGCAAGCAAATTTTGACATCGCCAGCTTCACGCAGAGATAAAAACTTTTTTTCGCAGATCACACAAACCTCGGTCGTACCATTCGCTAAATCCTCAGTCGCCGCTATTATCTTCTTTGAAATGTGACCCAGCATGGTTTTGGAAAAACCTTCGGGGTCGTCCCTTGCGGTCGTGTGCATCATTATATGAGCTATCGCCGTTGTAACAATACTCATAATTGCGTCTGGTTCTAGGTCAAGAAGTCGCACGAGAATGTAATATTCATCCGGGCTTTTCCTTAACTTCTCACTCAAACTCTCGTTGCTTTCAGTGCACATAGTCCCCCTCTGTCCTTTTTACTAAGATTAATATACTACGTATTCGTTACATATGCAAAATAACTGTTGACACAACTGATTTAGTATAATATAGTACAGACAAATGGGAATACTTGCAGTCTGTCTGTAATGCAACACAAATGGGAATGGGATGGAGGACAACAATAATGTCAAAGAAAAAAGAACCAACACCACCAGCGACCTACGGGACCTATAGAGACTGCCCTATCATTAGCCTACCAGTAGAGGGCACTGACAGGCGACTGGCCTTCGGTTTCCGAAAAGCTCAAGCTGTCATTCAACACATCAAGGAAATTAAAACATTTGTACGAAAGCACGAAAAAGAACATTCAACCAAATGATTTAAAAAAGGGGGGGCTTCGGCTCCCCTCTTTTGTGCTCTTAAACGTCGCCCACCAATTCCTTCAGGCTATCCAGCACGTCCTTGTCCACTATTACATGGCGGCTGTTGATACCATGCTCCCTCTCTGCCGTAGGGTGTGTCTGCAAGTTACGGACATTCGTCCTGAACCTGTCGAGCACGTTGTAAGGGGCGGTGCTTGTCTTCTTTAGAAGCTCTGCATGGCTGGCCTTCATGTACCCCTCTATCTCACCAGCATCGAGAGCCGCCTCTATATCTTTCCACACACCTTCTGCGAAAGCGCACATCGGACAGTCAGGAGCCTTCATACCCCTTGACGTGTACGCTTTGTGGCAAGTACAGGGTATGTACGTTCTCATTATGCTCTCAATACTCTTCATATAATCACCACTGTTACTATCACACTGTCCAGTATTATGCAGGATGAGCCGTTAGTGAAGCACTCATCCTGCTCTGCTACTTCTTCTTATTAAAAATGGAACCCTACAGTCCCGTAACCTTGGAGTCCACCAGAGTCAAGATCGCCAGCGTGCAAATATTTTACTTCTAAACCCCACGCTAACTGGTCACTGTAGTTAAGATACCCTGCGCCGAAACCTACTGCACCAGAGGAAATGTCGGCTGAGGCACCAGACGTGGTTTCCGTAAGTTCGTACGTTACCCTTCCAACCGACAACAACAGATAGCCTAAGCCATTCCCGGCACCAGCGTCATTAGCAAGCATAAAGTCTACGGTTGCACCGCGAATATTACCTTCCCAATTACCAATATACACTCCGCCGTCCTTATGGGTTTGGCTAAATATAGTTCCGCCTATACCGAGCTTACTACCGTTAGCATCAAAAAAATGTTTTATCGTGACTCCGCCAAGCAGCGCGGAGTTACTCACAACACCTTCACCATCAATATTACCAAAGCCAACATTCGCTCCGAGGTATGTAAGAGTGTCACCTGCGGCTACGTTTCCTTCTACGTCTGTACCTTCTGCCGAGGCATAAACTGGCAATCCTACCATAGCTACAACAAGTGCAAATATTACGGTGAATCTCTTCATAGCGTTTCTCCTTTTTAGTTGTGTGACTGTTCATTTGGGTCTTCTCCTATGTCGCAAAGAAAGTTGTGTATCGCGTCTCGCGCCTCTTCGTCGTTCGGCCCCTCTTCCCAGCCCTCTCTACTGAGAGCACGGTAGGCCCTCGTAAGCACTCTTATCGCCCTAAATTCGTCAAAATTAGAAAACCGTTTATTCCACAAAGTGACAGCCTCTTCGCTCGTCCCCGCAAGCGGACCTTCTGCATAACAGACATGACAGTGGACGTAGTAAAGTGGGTGCTCAGAAGGCATCCCTTTTGAAGTAGGGCCGTAGACCTCCAATAACGGGACAGGGCGACCCTCTTTTCTTAAATGACTCACATCGCTTTTACAGTAAGGGCAGTCTTTCATTTATTTACCTTCTTATATTCCGTTATCCGTTTATTAGCGATGTCGAGTAGAGTCTCTGTTCCAGCTAAACAACCTTGAGTGGTTGCTAAATCATCAAGAAGTTTTTGCATCTCTCCACTTGCCTTGTCGAGTTGGCATTGGAGGTTTTTATATTTAGCTTCAAATTTCCTAACATCTCTACCTTTTCTATCTAAATCGCCAGTTCCCCAACAAAAATCACAAACATCCGTTGTAATAGCTTGCCCACCTATACCACCACGCCAACCCGTAGTATTTCCATAGGCTCTTCGTCCAAGCCCCCAACATTTCTTACATGGGTTTAACATACCTTCAAGATGCGGTGGGTTGTCTCTATGCAGGTCTAGTTCTTTCTTTAACCTCTCCACCTCTTCCTTGAGTTTGGCATTCTCGGCTTCCAACTCTTGCGACTTCATTTCTTTTTCGCCCTCACCGTCGCCTTAGTCCTTGCCTTAATCTTCCCTTCTACAAGATAAAGTTTTTCTATTAAGTCTGGCGGGTTCAGATTCCCTATATGCTGCCACATAATCTCTAACTGCACCCGCTCCAAGAGACCTAGTAACTCGTCGCCACCATATCCGTCGGTCTTCCTTTTCTCTGTAATAGTGCCGTCGTCGTAGTGAAGCTGCGTTATCGAATAGCTCTTAGTCAATATCAGCTTCTTCTTTTTCTTCTTCGGTGTTTTCTTTTTTGCAACTTTCTTCGTAGCCATTCCCTGCCCCCATCTCCTGCGCTTTATGAGCGCGATCTAATTCTTCTGTCGCCTGAATCTCTGCCTCGTCAACCACCTCTGCATTGCAAAGTCTGCAACGATGCCCTCTTCCGGGCCTATACCCATGCAGAGGTAACTCGCATTTGCATCCGGCCTCTCTCAAAAGTTTGGTCTCCGGCATATCGTCAGAGACCTTTTTCTTAACGGCCCTTGCAGCCAATTCAAGGCACGTCGGTAGCCCGTGACTCCTGCGATGCCTAAAAGAAGTGACAAACTCCAAGTGGCCCGTCTCGCCGTTGGTCACAGAGACATCGTAGACACGCTCATCGTCGGCGGTCGCGTCTCCGGGCTTGCCCCGGTTAAGTATCCTTATCATGCCCCTGCCTCCTTCAACGTAGCTCTTTGCAGTGCGAGCTTATCCAACTCTGCGTCTGTCTGGTCTTCTCCGCAACTATCACAGACCACGGGCCAGCCGTGCTCATCCTCAAAACACACACCGCACCACTGGCACTGGAATCCACAGATCAAGTCGTCTGCATACTGCCCTACCATTTAACCACTCCCCCACACACACTGGATAAACCACATCGCAATACAGACATCGAGGAAGGCCGCCACGGCCCACGCAGAAGTGACGCCTTCCCATATCACGCCCCGCCTACTCATAACGTAAAACAACAGGGCTGTCATTCCTATAATCAACTGTCATCCCCGCGCTTCTCCGCCAGCATTCTCTCTAATGTCTCTGCCCTAAGCTCTGCACTCTTCGCCTTACGTTCTACGTCCAACGCCTTGGTCTCCAAGTGCATGAGGCGACTGAACAACGGCCCCATTATCTCCCTAGAATCTTTTAGACCATCAAGCCTGCCCTTCCAGTAACAAGAAAAGCCAACGGCAGCAAGGCACACGAGCATAAGGCCGAACGCAACCCATCTCTGGTCGTCCATCATCTTCTGTCCCTAGCGAAAAGCACAATCCTTCCCGGCTTCGTGCATTCGAGATGAAAGGGCACTATCTTTTCGTCTTCTTCTCTTATCTTTACAAGGATAACTTCGGGGCTGTTTATATTTGTTCCGCAGCCATAGCAAAAACAATCTCTGTTTCTTCTTGTGCGGCGCATAGAATGGACCACGACTTCATCGACCCCCGGAGTGCTTGCAGTGCTTGCAACATTTCCGTTCGGCTCATCTTCCACGGTCTCAGGCTCAGTCTCTACAGCACCAACACTGACCTCCGCACCGTTAAACTTTATTGTTATCTCTACACCCCTTGCCTTGATAACTACTTCGCTTGCTGTACCAGCGTTAACCTCTGTTGAGCCTGTCGCCTCTACCTCTTTTACGCTAATGGCAGGCTGGTCACCACGAAGGCCTAAGATGTTTGTCGCAGGACCCGTGGGCATCTCTGTCCTTCCGACAGGAAAGATGTCTTCCTTCGGGGGCATACCGATACCGAACCCTTCACCGTAAGGAGCCTGATAAGGAAGTGTACTAACGTCTCCCGCAAGCTCTGCCCCAAAGCCTAATGTCTCCGGTTTCTCCTTTGGCTCCCTTTTCTTCGGCATCAAGTGGTCGGGCATCTTTACCCTATGTCTCATAATAAGGGTGTTGACGTTCGACTGATTATAGTCTATGGCGTCGGCTATCATCTTGTCGGCAGCCGTCTTCTTCTGCACCTTCTCAAGCTCTTCTCTGTGCGTAGCAACGTAATGAAAGATTCTGTATATCGCACTACCCATAGGACTCTTGTCTTCGCCTTTGCATTTTCCAAGGCTTCTTATCAGCATACTCGCCACCTTCAACTTAGAAGGTGGGTCCACCATGTTGTGACGTATGAGAGTTATTTCGGATTTGTATTTTCTCGCAAAGACCTCTTGATCTTTTATGAGTTCCGTTGTGGCTGGCGCGACAGGTGTTTGCTCTTCAGGTCTAACAAGTCTTACGGTTGGTTTCGGTTTATCGGGCGGGGTAGTCTTGACAGGTGGTACGCTTCTTTTCGAGCATCCTTCTTTTACTAACAGGATTACGTTTTCAATTCTTTCTTTTGCTTCATGGTCTTTTTCTGCGATAGCCGGATTTGAGATATAGAATTTTAACTTCATTTTCGCGGCCTTCAGAAGTCTCATTTTCCGACCGGGTTCTTTCCGTAAAAGTGGCATCATTTTGTCAATGTCTGCTGACCCGTTCATAATATTTTGTATCATCGGGTCTGTCAAATGCTTCTGTCCCATTTGTGCCTCCTTTGAAATCCGTCGGTGTATTTTTCGAGCGATTACAGTATCCTATATCTCGCATAAAACCTACTGCAACTTGTTCACATCTTCTGCACGGACTGATCGGCCCTTATATATAATATATATTATTATATGGGGCTATTATATACAAATTATTTGTAATAGCAAGCAGTTTATTTGTATTCCTTCACACAAACTTCCGTTAATCCAACTTCCGTGTGTTACGCGCCACTACAAGGAACTCTCTTCTCACAAAAAGTAAGTCCACTTTAAACTCAACAGCCACAATCGCAGACCTCTTCTCCAAGCCTCTTCAGAGTTACCGCAACCCTGCTCCTTCCGTCCTGCCACGTCCTTGCTTTATCCGAACCTTTTATCCAACGGTCGTCCTCTACAATCCCTGCGTACTGAAGCGCGTCCTGTAACGCCTTGCGGATATTGTCATCGTCTACCCTGCGCTTGTGTGGCAGGTGTACCGAGTACGAGAGTATGCAAGGCTCGCTTATCGGCTCTTTCTTTTTGTAGTGCTGTTTGAACATCGTAGCGAGGTCTTGCTGCGACTTAAGATACCTCTGCGCTCTCGGCGTCCATGTGCTCTTCCTTGTCATCCTGACATACGGAATAACTACGATGTCCTCTATCAAGGCAGAGAAAAGTATCAATGACGAACCTCCGTAATAGCTAGCAACCCTACCAGTTCCGTTATATCCGCTTCCGCTGCCTCACTTAGCACCATCTCGCACATTTCTTTTAGCGCGTCCTCTCTGTACTCCGGGCCTACATCGTCGTGCATAAATTTGACTAAGAGAGCGAGGGCGAGCGTCACCTGTGCACACTCATCCAACCTGTCCTCCACCTCACCCAACACCGCATTCTCTTCTTCTGTCCATCCTTGTATTTTCATTGCTCCCCTATCTTCTTCATCATCCGTTCCCAAGTAGCTTTGTCTACCTGCCCCCGGAGCAGCTTCGTGGTTTCTTCTATCCACGCCTTTGCCTTCGGACTTGTCTTTACACCGTTAGCAAGTATCTCTTCCTGACTTAAGTTGCGATACCTGCCCTCTTCTCTCTTCTGCTTGTACTGCTCTTTCTCGACCCGGATACTACACGCCTTCTGACTCGCTTCTATCAGCTCGTTGAGCGTCGGAAAACGCTTCGAGTTTCGCACAACCGACATGCAGCCCTTCTCAAAATCCTCACTGGAAAACGGCTCGTCGATAAGCACGGACCACCAAATTTTCAACGCGCCTTTCGGCAGCTTCCAGCTAAAGCTCTCTTCGAGGATTTCTATGCTGCTCTTAAATATCTCGTGTTTCACGATCCATCGTCCTTCGTGAGAAAGTCAAAGCGGTCACCTGTCGTGCCCTCTGCGAACTCGTCTTCCCAACCCTTGCCGTTTAGCCACGTCGCCGGGTAGGGTATGAACTGCCCGTTGTCCTTCGTCCACTCTGTCGAGGTCTTGGCCTGCTCTATTTTGGCGACCATTGCCGCTAAGAGTTGCTCACTCGGTTTTAACTTTTTCCAGATTGCTTCAGCACCGCCCTTTGACTTTTTCTTCGGGTATGCTGTCCAGAATTTATCGAACCTTTTTGACAACACGCCCTGTCCCCCCTTGGGGGATATAGGGGGTTCTTTCTCTTTCTCTTCTTCTTCTTCTTTCTCTTTATGCTTGGAAAGTTTCTTGCAAGCTCCTTGCAAGTCTTTTGTGTAGTTATCCTTTATTTTCGCTATCTTTGTGAACACGAAGTCCCACTCTTTCCCAGAATAGTCCACCGTTAGTCTGCCGTTTGTCTGACAGTAGTCGAACACCTGTCGGAGTCTTGCCGGAGTAGTGCGTAACTTCCGTCCGAGATGTGACGGTCTTACGCTCAGTTTTCCGGTGACGTCGGTTCCGTTTTCCTTCGAGATAATTTCTATCAACCCGAAAAAAGCAACGTAGCCAAGGTGCGAAAACTCATCCATCAACGCCTGTATGAAAGGGTCGTCGAGGCTATCCGAATAGTGCTTAAACCATTTCACGGTCGGCTTTCGTACTCCCCACTTTCATGCACTCAGGGTGAAGGACCGCAGCTGACTTAGGATTTACGACTATCAAATTGTCCGTTCCATAATCAATGGTCACTACGCTTGCCATGCCTGTAATAAAGACCTCGCCATCTTCAACTTTCCTATTGCAAACATCGCAGAATATTTCCATTTCTTTGCTCCTATTTTATGCGTAAGTGGGTGCGATCTCCTGCCAGCACTGCTCCCTTGACCTCTATTCCTTTCTTGAGGTCTGCGAGCACGACTGCTTTATTTACTTTTGTTCTCTCAGGTATTATGGTCAGATACTTGGCGGGTACTGCGTCCTCTTCTACTATCTCTGCCTTTGGAGGACTCTTGCTTATCGTGAAGCTGAACAGGCCGTGATTGTACTTCTTTAGACCTGCCCTCTCCATAGCCTCTTTGATTGCTTCCTTGGCCCATTCTTTCTGCTTAATGGCGGCATCCTTGCGAGCGGTCAGACGCTTAATCTCCATGCTCAACACTTCGGTCTTGTTGTCGATATCGAGCATGACCTTTCCCATCTCTTCGGTCTTCTCTTCGAAGGTAAGTTTGCAGGCATCGAGCCGCTCTTCAATGTCTTCAGTTATCTCACCACCTGCGTCGATGATATCCTGATATATGACTTCTATTTCGTGAGAGACTCTATAGAGTTTGTCGTCCATGCTATCCCCCTAAAAAGGTATGTCGTCGATGTCTGCTGGCTCATCTGCCGGACTGTGATACTGGTTCATATCCTCTGCGAGTTTTCTCAGGTTGCCGAGGCTCTTGGCGCACCATTTCTCGCTCGACTTATTGATGTCCCGTATCCACCTCTCATCGCCGGGGCTGCCAAAGATAGAGATATTCTTAAGAACCTCGTCCATGACAGCCTCGTCGCCGTTGCAATATTCGTGAAGCTCTTTTTTGAGTTTATCTTTTGCGGTTGTGTGTGTCGGTGGTGCATCTGAGGCAGGCGCAGAGCGCGACGGCTCGGCCTTCTTTGGGTAGGACTTCTTCTTCTCGGTCTTGGTCTCTCTACCCATTGCCCCCTCACCGTCGTCGTCTTCGGGAGAGATACCAACCATAGCAGCAAGAGCATACCGTCTGCCGTAGGTGATAGCAGAACCTATCCCTTGCGGGTCTTGCTTAGTAGGCTTTAATAGGAGCCGCCCTGCTATCCACTCACCGCTCTTGTGAAGGAGTACGGTTTCGATAATTACGCCAGAGTCAGTTACGTCAGTCGGTTGTGTAACAGCAAGGCCGTTCTTAGTCAACGACTCCCGGCAAGCGTCCCATACGCTTGTGAGGTCCGCGTACTGAGAGTGGAAAAAAGGGTTCTCGCTATCCTTGACCGCGCCCTTTAACACTGCCTGCACTGCACATAATGCCTCTGCTAACTTTGCTATGTTCTCGCTCTTTTTCATTTACGCTCTCATTCTTTGAAGTTGTCTCGTTATGTGGCTCGCTCACATTGCCTGAAGTATTCTGTTCTTATGGCTCGCTCTGGTTCGGTGAGGTAGTCTGATTTAATGGCTCGCTCAACATCTATGATGTTCTCTGCTCATTTGGCACACTCAAGGCTTTTGAAGTTGTCTACCATTTTGGTTCGCTCCAATAACATGATGTGGTCGCATGACTTGGCTCACTCTTTTCGCTTGAAGTTGTCTACCGTCTTGGTTCGCTCTCGCCAATTGATGTTTTCTATTGAGGTGGCTCGCTCAGTGCGTTTGAAGTGGTCTCTTCTATTGGCTCGCTCATACCCTTTGAAGTTGTCTATTTTTTTGGCTCGCTCACTGTTTGTGTCGTCGTTAGGGTCTTTGGCTCGCTCTGTGGCATTGATGTGGTCCCTCCATTTGGCTCGCTCTTACGCCGTATACTCGGTAGTCGTTACAACAGGCGTCGGCATTACCGTGTCTGTTTTCGCTTCGTACCTTACGCAAAGTCCTTCCGGCCCTATCACCAATGGAGACTCAAGAGTAAAGACATTACACATCGGTCTATCGTTATGGGTGCAGTCTGTAGACCTGCAAATAACCTCTATCCCCGGCTGTATTTTACTGCTCATATTCGCCTCCTAAAAAATGCCTCTGAAGTTCCTTGACTGATATGTACCAAAGCCGCCCGACCTTCCTTGCCTTTATCTTCCCGACAAGACACCAGTACCGGAGTCTCTTAGGTGGAACGTCGTATATCTTTGCGGCTGTATTTACGCAATACGTCTCTGGCTCTTTCTGCATTTTCCTGTGACCCCCCCTCTCATAAAAGAATCCGCTCCGAACATATCTACAAGTTTAAGGGCCACCGCAAAAGAAGGTGTGCAAAAACCAGTCTCGTAGTTTGCTATCTGCGACGTCGTTATCCTGCACCTTCTGGCAAGCTGCAACCGAGTGAGACCTGCCCCCTCTCGTGCTAACCTGATACGCCTTCCAATGCTGCGCTTGCGCCTTCCTGACAAAACTATAGGACCGTCCATGTTGCTTCCCCTTATATATAATTTTTATATGTATTACCTACCGTATGTCTGTTTTACCTTACAAATGTATTGGCTGTCAACCCAAAATACTTGTTGACATAGGTGGTTTCATAGGCTAAAATACAGTCAAATTGTAGTCCTGCCTGTTTTGTGTATGAGATACGGCAGTTTTGGCGAGTCCTACAGTGTAAGTAAAAATATCAAAAAACTTTGTTGGAGGAATAAAATGCAGAAAAAACTAAAGACCGAAAATATCTTACTGCGAAAACTTAGACAAAATTGGCGTACAATGAAGAACTTTTTAGAAAATTCGGGTGTACCTGTTAGCTCGGAGACGGCAAGGCGAGCTATCTTCCACAACGAACCTATCACCATTCCGCCTCTAGTCCTTTTGTGCAAGTACCTTGGCTTCGATGGACAAGAAATTAAAAAGATTTTGAAGAAGGCAGGAGACGAAGACTTTTCCAGTCTGATAGGTGGTTACCTTAGTCCTGAACAAGAAGCATTGGTTGCTATCTTTGATAAAATAGAAGCTAAGTCCAAGGTTTTAGATTTCGCTGAGATAATTGCACAGAATGAAGGCAAGAGCGTAAAGAAAGAACTTAAGTTGCTGAAAGCGAGAAAAGGATGAGAAAGAGACATAAAAAGAGATTAATAGTGATGTCAAAACGAAGGAATCGAAACTAATAATAGTGGGGAGTTGCTGGGGATGTGAAGAAGGTGGGGTAGGGCGAAAACATGTAAGTAACCAAGCCCTCTTCAACACTGAGTGCAAACCGGACGTCCATGTACCAGTAGGTGCGGTCTCGCCGCCAAATTTAAAAGGAGAACAAGATGGCAAAAGCAAAGAAGTCAAAGAGCAAGGCAAAGGTCGAATGAGTCCAAAGGTTCGCAATATGGTTCGATTAGTGGGATGGAATTAAATAGTCACTGCCATAGGGCTGGCATAAGGAAGGATTAATTATGGGAATATACAAGAAAGAAATCTGCAAGGCTTGCGGCTGGAATGGAGTAGCATCAAAACCGAAGAAGAACGGTGGAGCTTGTAAGAAGTGTGGCGCATCGACCAATTATTCCGACAACTGGTACTACTCCCTTAAGCACAAAGGTAGGAAGATAGTAAAGTCTGTCGCTCCGCAAAAACGCGAGGCGGAGATTGCTCTTGCCAAGGTGAAAGTTGAGATAAGAGAGAATAAACATTTTGACAAGGCACCCTCTACTCTGTGGAAAGATGCAATAGAGAGATACCAGACATACATGCAGCTTAACTTAAGTGCCAACACTGTTAGGTCGTATGGTGTTTTTATTAGGCAGCTCACCCTTCACTTTAAAAATTACAGTCTTGACCAGATAACCCCCTGTATGGTGGAGCAGTACAAAAACACAAGGCTGACAGAAGTAGGCAAAGCATCTGTTATTGGAGAGCTTGGAGTCCTTGGTGCCCTGTATAGCTATTGCAAGAGATTGAAACTTGTAGAGATCAACCCTGTGCGCGAAGTAAACCCGGTTAAGCCCAATAAAGGAAGGACGCGATTCTTAAACGAGGAAGAAATAGATAGTCTACTTAAAGAGAGCAAGAAGTATCTGATAGGCAAGCTCTACATAGCAATCCAGATAGTTCTCCACACAGGACTTAGGAAGGATGGTGTATTGACGCTCAAGTGGCAGGAGATTGACTTTCAGCGCAATATGATAAAGAAGGTAGTCAAGGGGGGCAAAGAGGTCTCTATACCCCTGTCAGTCCCTCTCAGGGACGTTCTGCTGACATACAAGAGGTCGCAGAAGATTCTTGTCCTCTCTCCGTATGTGCTACCCGGTAGACTGCCGGGAAAACCCCTGACCTGCGTAGTAAGAGGTTTTAGGAAAGCACTTAAGGGTATAGGTATAACGGGTTTCCATTTTCACGACCTGCGCCACACTTTCGCCTCTCACTTCATTATGCAGACAAAGGACCTCAAGGCATTACAAGAGATATTAGGACACACGGACATAAAGACCACCATGCGCTATGCGCATCTTATGGAAGAGCACTTGTCTGATGCAATGAAGGTATTTAGTGAGGGATTTATGGCAGGGAAGTGACCCCTAAATATAACAGGCCAAGGGGGAGGTTTAGGTGACCCTTAAGTGACCCCTTAGTAACCCTTTTAAACTGACATACAGTGGCGTTAACGGGCGTTAATGGCAAGTAACCCCTCTAAAGCATTAAGTTTATCGGATTTTCTTTCCAAAGTATCGCTCCCCTTCTAACCTCTTGTTGCTCTTGCCCTTTTTCACTCTTATTTATAAAAAAAACCCTCATAAATTGAGGGCTTGGCGGTTCTTAAGGACTCTGTTCCTGTTAACTTATCCATATTTTATCCTTAAACATATTACGGCCTAACTACCTATTCTGACTATAGAAAAAAATACGACAGTTTTTTCAGGTGACCCTTTTGGTGACCCTTTGTCTATACTCATATTAACATACCACTACAGCCTCTATACGTTCAAGAACCTTCTTAAGTTAATAGCCTCGTACCCCTGCAACTCAAGAGCTACTAGCTTGTGCTTGAAGCTGTCTTTCGCCCAAGAGCTATATCCGTCTCTATGTCCATCGTGAAGGTGCCCATGTATATTCAAGTGTCCTTCCGGCACCTCTCCCATAGGCCTGTGAGAGAAGATAAGGTCACACCCGAAGTATCTTGCCGAGAAGGTGCTCACCACAAAGTCCCAGCCGTGATTCAGATACCAGTTGTCGCTCCGGTGGTCGTGGTTCCCTCTTACGAGAATCTTCTTGAAGCGATATGGTTTTATATATAGCTCGTGCATCTCTTCATCTCGGCCCATACAGATATCGC